AAAACAACGTCGGCGGCCGGATGGCCCGGACCCTCGCCCCCCGAGAGCCGATCTCCCGCCCATTGAGACGCGCCCGCCACTCGACCCCCAAAACTCGGACATCGCGCTCGGAGCGCCGTAATAATTTCATTCAAATGAAGTTTCATGTTTTAATTCCTTCGTCAAACGCGGCCTCCATATCTTCCGCAAACTCAGGCGCGTAGTTATTTGCGGCGGCCTCAATGAAGTTTTTACGTGGCTCAGCAACCTTCTTCCCTTTGCGCTTTTTAGATCTCTGGCTCTGAGAGTCGGTTTTAGGACCACGATGGCCGTAAATGACGAATGCGGGATAAAAGTCCCGCATCTCTGCTGTTTTAGTCGGACGAATCCAGACTGAATGCCCGGAACGTGAGACCGTTGCCTTGACTGAGTCACTCATCACTCCCGTATCAGTCCCCGGAAAATCTCCCGGAGCGGATACCGCCTGACGGCTGATGAGCCGACGAGCTTCCTTTTGAATGATCCGTCCGACTTTTCTCAGCCTTCGTTTAATGACCTTTTTATCAAAGTCAACAAACTTCAAGCCGTCCGGAGTTTTAACCTCTACAAATCCCGCGCTCATGGCTGAACTCCTTCAGATTGAACCTCAATCACGGTAAAACGATCCTCTCCTGCGATATCTGCCACTCGCCGCATGCGATAGCGGAGACCATCGCAGACGATACGAATCACTTTTTCGAGGTCCTGAGGCCGCGTTTTGCCCGGAATGCTGCGCACATATACCCGATGCGTCACACCTTTCTCAAGCTGCTGAGCATCCCAAAAAATCTGCGAGCCTACCGGCTCAATGCGCCCCCAAACCGTGAACTCTGAGACCGTTTTGTTAGTAAATCCTGCCTGATCATTCGGGATCGTCTTTTTGAACTCGAATCTGACGCGCTTATTTAAGGCGCCAACGCTAGGATTATTCATCTGGGTCGCTCCTTGAGTAAACAATCCATCGATCCAGTAGATGATCGTAGTTCCTGATCTTGAACTCTCCGCCCTCTGTAATTGAGCGGCGTTCATAGAGATCGGTCACATACAGCTTGATCCATGTCTGAATACTGGCAGGAACCCCGCTGATCGAGTCGCAGATCGCCATCGGGTCATTGCGCCGAACAATCTCTCTGCCGCATAAGTGCTCCGCATGTTCTGCCGCGGCCAGACCGAGCGACCGGATAAGATCATCATCAGCGTCATGCTCGACACGCAGATGCTGCTTGAGTTCCTCTAGAGTGACCGCTTCAGCCGCTGAGTCCCTATCACTCATTCGAGTTCTCCGGCTCCGCAGTTGTCTCTTCAGAATCCTGCGGTTTCAGATTTTTCTCTTCTGCCGGTGTTTTTTTGGCTTTACTCTCTCTCTTTTTGCTCGGAATCTTTGCAATCCCTGCCTGGATGAAAGCGAGCGCGCTTTGATCCGAAATATTGAGAACATCGCCCTTTTCTACTGCTCCAAACAACGTTACAGCGCTTTTTGTAAATTCAATCTGCATATCAAACTCCTAAAAAATAAGGGCCCGAAGGCCCTATATCGCAGAGAAAATGCCCTGATTATGCTGTCGGAATAGCTAAAGTTCCTCCAACCAACGCCTCCGGACGCTCGATGCTGAAACCAAGGCGGCGTTCAGCGCGGATGGTGACTAAGTTCTTCTGAACGTTATCCGCATCCTGCTCGAACATCTCCAGCGTCAGACCGGAACGATGCCAAACAGTAGCCGCCTGAGTGGTGTCTACTACCATGAACTTGCCTTCAGGGATTGCCTGAGAGTCAAGAACAGGAAGCCCCCACAGCGTCTTAGCGGCTACATTGACGGGGCCGCTGAGGTAATAATCTCCGGAACTATTTTTGACAAAGAGCATCTTCACCCAGTCTGCCGGATTCAAAAGAATCATGTTCGGGCGGAAATAAGCCTGCTGAATCTTGGACTTTGCAAACAGGATTAAATCGTAGAGATTAGGAGCGCTGCCTAAATCTCCGGCTGTTGCGTTAACCGGCGTGTAATTGCCTTCTGTAAAGATGCCTGAAAGTTCATTTTCGCCGCCTTCACCGCTGATCAGCATATCTTCAACAACAAGATCAACGCCGTAGGTCATGCGATTGTTAAGGTACGAAATCAGGGCGGGAGCGTCCTCAAGCATCTGTTTGGACACCTTGGCCAGATGAGCGACGGTGTGCACTTTTCCGGTCTTAACTTCAAATTTAATCGAAGAAAACGGCTTCTGGCTGCCTTCCTTGACTACATTTGCTCCATTGTAGAAGCCCTTCTCCTGAACATATTCAAACGAATTGCCGGAGATAGGAGAACTCGGGAATAGCGCCTCGATGGACAGCGGACGTACACTTTTCGGCAAAATCCCCGGTCGTCTGTACGTCGGTAAAACGCCATCCCCGGGAGTGAGCATGGGATTTTCAAGCTCAACAGTTGCGCCCTGATCGTCTGCTTTCGCCTCGGTGATCTCAAAGCGGCATTTCGTTGCGCTTCCTGCGAGATAGGACTTGAACGCGCTGTTATCTACCACCTGCTCGCCAATGCTTTTCACAGCTTTCTTCTGAGGAATATTAAGATTCAGCCCCTTCTGCTGCAGATCAAGAAGCTGTTTTGCCAGTTTTGCCTGCTGTTCTGCCAGTTCGTCGAATCGTTCAGCTGATACTTGAGTACTCATCTTCTTTTCAATGGTCTCAAGTGCAGCCATTACCGTTTTCATTTCTTCATTCATTTAGAGTTTCCTTTTGGTTTAGTTAAAACGCTCCGCCAGCGCCTTGATGCGCTCGCAGACTTCTTTTTGCGCCTTTTCTTCGCCATCAGGCTCCCCCTGATCCGAAAATACGGCCCGTGCTTTGGCACACAGCGCTGTGGCCTCAGCTTTGGAGAAACCGCCTGCATCCCGCAGGTAGTTTTCAAAATCTCTTACTGTCTTTAGTTCGTCAATGTCTTCGCTCTTTGAATCAATCCTTGCCGATTGATCGCATGGAAAAGTAACGATCGAAATCTCGGGAAGAGCCTCGATTTTTTCAATCGTTCTGCCGCCGTCTTTTTTACGCTTGTAGCCTGATGCTACCATTTTATAACCAATGGAAAGACCGTCAACAGTACCGTGCTTTAAAGCCGCTTTGACTGCTTCTGACTGAGGATTCCCGGGAGTCAGCTCTCCGATAACCTTCAGTCCTTTCTCATCCTCTTCGACTTTGATCCACTTACCGATTGGAAGACTGTAAGAATCATGGTTAAAAAACATTTTCGGAGTGAAGTTTTCAATCGCATCCTTGTACGCCCCCGGAAGGATCGTGTCACCCACTAAATCATTGCCGTTAAAGACTGATGCGTATCCGGAAAAAGTTGCTCCATCCTCTTCGGACTTCAATTCAACATCTTTTAGTTCAATGGTTTTATATTGCAGTTTTGTCATTTATTGCCTCACTAGTGATCCATCCGGCGGATTAGAAGTAGTTTTTACCTGACCAAGATTCTTTAGCGGTACTAAGTTCGATTGAGCGGTCAACTCATCGCCACCCTCCGCCGGCGGCAGATTTTCGAGCCCTCTAACCTCGTTTCTTGTCATCATCCCGTTTTGCGCCATCTGGGAGTAGTACGCCGCCCGCTCCTGCGGATTTGATCTCAGCAGCGCATCCAACTTCATTTCAATTGTGTATTTATCTCGGTCCCATACAGGAATCAGTTTGCGAGTTAACGCCTGCTGAAACTGAGTACACAACGGCGCCAGCGTAAATTTATGGAAACCGGAAACGATCTCGGCAATTCCGGATCCCCATGTGGTCACACCGGAAGCTCCAATAAGAACCGGCGGCACACCAAACCACCGACAAATCTCTTCAACGTTGTATTTTCTTGTCTCCAGAAGCTGAGCATCCTGCGGAGAAAGCGACATAGAAGAGTAATTAAATCCGCGGTCAACCAGGAATAGGCCCGACCCATCTCCTTTTGCCATCCCTGAGAATCGTTTCAAGACCTCTTTAAACTGCGAATCTCCCAGTTTCTGATCGGTACACAATACGCCGGTGGGTTTAGATCGTTCCCCGAAAAACTTAGTCGCATTACTCTGCGCATTCACTGCCTCGTTCGCTGTCGCACTCATGAATCTGATCTTTGATAGCCCTTTATACCCGTTGCCGACCCCTTTCCAGTGAATGATATTGTCGCCGGAATAGACATTTACCTGACCGTCTAAGTAGTAAATATACGTCTCCCGATTCCCTATAACTGTCATTTCTACCTGCTCGGCCGGCAGCGGAATAAGTGCAACCGGTTCATCGTCGGCGCCTCTCTGGATCAGCGCGTAGGCGTTGCCTCGCAGCATCCTATTGATCACCATTGCCGATACAAACTCCGAAGGCGTCATCCAATCATTCGGCTTGTCATGAAGCAGAGTGAAGATGTTGCTGTTTCTATCCGGAGCTCTCCCTTTGTCTTTGCTTCCTTTGTATATAAATATCGGAAAGGTGGACATCGTATTAGCCAGCAGCTCAGTACAGGCAAAAATAGTCGATATCTGCAGCGCCTTTGACTCTTCAATCTCTTTTAGGTCAGAAAAAAGCGGCTCCACCGGAACCGCTATCTGCTCACCGGATGAGAACCCGAGAGGTCCTCCCCATCCAGAGACCCAATTTATAAGCCTTTTTACTATCATGATCTTTACCAACTGAAGAACGGAACCTCAGAATCGCTTTCATATTCCTCAAACGCTCCTGCTGTTTCCTCGTTTACGCACATCCCGAGCGCCATAATTAGCGCTACTGCGCCGTCGATTTTGTTCTCGTAGACCTCTTTCCTTGGAAAAATGTTGTCTTTGAAGTCCCGTTTAGCGACAACATTCCCTATCATCCAGGCAAGCGCCGGATCGCCGTCATGAGCAATTCGTCTATCCTGAACCAGAGCCTCAAGCCACTTCATCGGATCGCTCATGTTCTGTACCGTATTGCGATACTCAACCATGGGAATATCTTTATCTGAGAGGCGCCCTGCTAGCTGAGTCGCCTGCCACGGGTCATATGCGACAGCCGTAACCTGAAACCGCTGGCAGTCCTCCAGTATCTCCTCTTCGATCTGATCAAAGTCGGTTACAGCGCCGTCGCTCACCCGCAGATAACCGAGCGTCTCCCAACCGTCATACTGAGAGTTACCGGACTTTAACAGCGCCGCCCGGGGTGCGTAATACTGGCCAAACACATAATAAATTCGGCGCCCTGCTTCATTCTCGCGAGGAAATACAAGCACCTTTGCCGTCAAGTCATTCTTAGCGCCTAAGTCCAAGCCCATATAACACTCGCACCCTTCAAAATCATCGAGCGTTATCCCTGCCTCGCAAGAATTCCAAGCGATCATATCCATCCAGCTGGAAGCGGCAGAACACCAAACATTTAAGTGTTTGGTCTTGAAGTTATTTGCTGCGCTCGGTCTGGCTATCGCTTTAGACTGCAAAGACTTAATAATCTCAGGCCGAACACTGACGCCCCAATTCGGATTCGCTTTTTGCAGCGCAGCCTCGCTCGTCCAGTCATCCCCTTCGTCCAGGCCGTAGATAATTCCAAACTGGCTTTCATCCTCGACCTCTTTATTCAGGACCTGCCGCACAAATGACCGGACCTCATAGCAGACTCCTGCCGTATCAAAGCCAGCGGTCGTGATCACCCACATCAGTGAGTTACGCCGCTTGCCCAGCGATGTCTCTACAACGTCGTAGACCGCCCGGGTTTTATGCGCATGCAGTTCGTCAATGACAGCCAGATGCGTATTCAAGCCGTCCAGTGTTGAGCCTTCAGCGGACTTTGCCTGGAAGTAGCTGTTTGTCTTCGGAACATAGAGCGCATTAGCCAGCGTCTGAAGATTAAAGGCGTTGCGCAGTTTCGAGTTCTGCTTTGCCATCTCCTTTGCGTCCCCAAACACGATCTTGGCTTGGTCCCGAGTCGTCGCAAACGAATATACCTCTGCGCCAGGCTCCCGATCTGCGCAAAGACAAAACAGAGCGACTCCGCTTGAAAGGCTTGATTTTCCGTTGCCCCTCGGAACTTCAATATAGACGCGCCTAAATCGTCTTGTACCGGCAGGGGTTTTCCACGAAAAGACTGTATGAAGAATAAAAACCTGCCACGGCTCGAGCCTGATTTCCTTTCCCGCAAGTTCCCCTTTAACGTGCGTCAGGTGTTCAATAAACCAACAGATACGATCTCCGGACGCACTATCAAAGATAAATTTATGACCGTCTCCGTACCTGATTAAGTCGTTTAGCTGTCTTTGGCACGCCTTTTTAACGAGATCGCAAGCCGGTAATCGGCCCTGAACCACGTCGTTTGCGTACTTCTTTGCAATCTCAAAATAATTCGGCCTACTCAAGGAAGGCATTTGCTTCTTCATCATCTTTCACTTCAACCTTGACTTTATTTCTTGCGGACGGAGAAAAACCGAGCTCCTTTTCGCACTGCAGCATCATCTTATGAGCCTGAATCATCATCGTTACCGTAGGCGTAAGAGAACGCATCCCTGATTCCGGATGACACTGCTCAACGTCGCCCGCTTCTACCTTCTTCGCATACTTCCGATAGAGCGCATAGCTGCGGCACCATCTTTCCAGAACTCCGTGGTCAAGAACAGTAAGCAGTCCCTTCGGAGCGCATCGCACTGCCATTGACCATGCCGATCTGGCTTCTTCAGTAAGCGATGGCGGGGGAGCTGCCGGCAGTTCTCCTTCAACATCGAACTGTTTCCGGTTAATCCTGCAGCGCTGGAGAGTACCTTGCGCTTTTTTGACTTCGTCGCTTTTTCGTGGTCTTCCGGCCATAGCTGCCTCTGTTGAATCTTCAGGTAAAACTCGATCAGCTCGCTAGAATTACCTATTTAATTGCCTGGACAATTTGCACCATGTAATAAATTAGCGCCACCAGTCCCGAAAAGAACGCAGCCGAAGCAATAACCCCAGCGACTACACCTTTCCAGAAAGCCTGTCTTTCTTTCAAGAACATAATCTCTTCTTCCATGTTCATTGTTATAATCCTCAAAGATAGCTTTACTAAGGTTGACATCTTCCTAGTCAACCAACAAAAACCCCGCTCAGCTCACTACTGAACGGGGTTTACTTATCTTTTACCAATTCTTAAATACCTCTCTTATCACCTTGATCGCCTTGAAAATCAAGATCAAAGAAAACGAGATACAAAAACTATAAAAAACCATCCAAATCGGGATAGCTAAAAACAGTGGCAGACTCAAACTCATAGTGATTAAGTCTCCTATATCACGTATAATTTTATCCATGGAATTACCTCTTCTAATTCCGACTAAAAACCCCGCTCAGCTCACTACTGAACGGGGTTTAATTTTTTATTTCCGTCTCTCACCCGCGCGCACATGCGCGCGCGAGGCTTTTTTGATAAA